GCGGCAGTCTTGACAGTGAATTTAGTAACGAGAGTAAATTCTCGAGTCGGAAAGGGTCCAAGATCTGGACTTTTAACATTGAGTTTCTCCACGTTGAACAACGAGTATAAATAAGTTGACATATGTAATTGTCGCTTAACGGCACTAGGGTCAGTACTCCCACCCAAGTGGGCATACTTAGCGAAATCACGAAGGAGTTTGGACTCGAGCTTTTTAAGTTCAGATTTAGCAGATCTTTTAGACGCTTCAACTGCAGCTCTCTTGATTGCATCTTTTTCGGTTTTCTTCATTACAAAAAGTATAAATTAAAGATAGTAAAGTTAAAAATAAGTTTAAAAGTGAGATAGTTAAAATTATCTCGTGTTGAATGGGGAATGAAATTTTAAGTAGTTAACCGTTAAAAAGAAACGATTATTTGGTAATTGTGAATATATTCTATAATCTATTTTATCCCAGCTATTTATTTAAACGTACTGGGACAGATTATTCTTACTCTCACAATAGCCTCTGGCCCAGGACGGAGCCTTGGTATTAGACTCCAAACCGAACCAAAGACCTTCCAATTGGTCTCTACTCAAATAAAAGCAAGAAGGAGCATTCAATGCATCCAACGCATCGCGAATTTTATCAAACAAATCGTCATAAGGATAAGCCTCGATAGACAACCCTGCAAGCCTTTCACATGTGAGGTTATAATTTATTTTCTTCTTGTACCACTTCAGGGCACAAGCTAACCTCTCACGGGGCAGGCAAAGTATCCAACGAGTTTGCCCAGAAGAACACTCCTTGGGCATCCAAACGTGAGAACAAAATGTTGAGTCTTTTTTAAGACATTCGCGGGCTTTTAATCTTTTCCCAAACATGGCAAAGGTTTCTTGCAAACTGCAGGCACTAGTTATAGTTGCATTAACAAGCAAATCATCTCCTTGAATAATTGAAATAAACATATCAAGGTGATCAAGAGGACAAAAACCGTTCTTTAAAAGGTCATAACTTAAAATTACTATCATGGTAAATGTATTATCAGCAGATGTTCGTAACTGACCGGAACAGTTTCCTCTTCGTTTCTTGTAAGCAGTGCCATCAGGGAGCACAACTAACGGGTATATAATGTTAGCATATACAAACGCCAGTCGACGACGGTTTTCTATTGTATCATGGGACTTAGCCCATGACAACCGTATGGTCTCAGCGTGTGTCCATAGCAAGTTGGCGTGTTCTGATGCATCTTGTTGTGATGTATCACCTACAATGACTTTTTCTGGCATCATGTTGTACAGTTTGTCAGCATTTCCATAAAATTTACACCAGCCCAAACCGGACCAGGTTTCAGGAAAAACAGCATGAGTATACAATTTCTTGTTAAACTCATGACTGACAGACTGATGCATAGCCAAGTTAAGCAAGTCATCAGGTATAAATAATCTAGTTTTGAAAGTTCGTGCTTTTTCAGCAAGCAGGATTTCTTGTTTCAGATAGGATGATTTTACAGTTAGAGGGAATCTTCCTTTACCAGCTTGCTCCCACCAATTGGGGAACATGTCTGGACAAGTTTCAAAAACTATTAATTTTGTAGGTTTACCATCAACATCCTTAAGGAAATTAGACCATAAAAGACCATTGCTTTTGCCTAGTTCCATCTCTTTCAACGAGTCACTAGGTGATAGGACATGCGTATTAGAACATTTGGGCAAAATCATTTGTCGCATAGAATATACGGCGGCATTATATATGGCAGGATCCCAAGTAGATGCATTGGGTATTTCATAAAAATGAATTCGGGCATGGGGAATCATCCTCCTTTTGGGGGCAGGTAGGTAGGCGGATGATGGTTCAGAGGGAAAGTATTTATCAAAGTCCCTCCATTTATACATATTTAAAGGGGGTGAACTCACGCTAAAAAGTGAAAAGTTATATTTGCGTGACTCAAAAAGTGGAGGCACATCGACGTCTGGAAGAGCATGTAAAATTGGATGATATCTATAATCAGTAAATTCCAGATCAGACAATGTGCAATACACTAGTTTTTTGTCGTCAGTACATTACGGTTATCACCGATGACGGACTGAAAGACATTTGGGCCTCCGTCCTCACTACGACTGGTGTGAACACCAATCAAGTGATGACTATTAGCCAAAATCACAGCCCCTCCAGATGAACCATATTCCGTAGTGCAAGTGTGCGTTCCAGTGAGATTTAACCTATTCCCACTTAACACAGCTGTTCCGCCCGAACACTTGACTTGGTCCTCAATCATACCACAAAACCAGACTTGTGCATTATCTACAGCAGATATATTAGCCAATTTAAAACTTTTAATTGCACATCCAGCGGGAATTTTAAACAAAGCGCGGTCCTCATTAGGTAC